CGGCTTAATGATTTCGAGGAATGCAGCCGCCTTCCGGCACGACCATTGAATCTGGTAGTGGCGCTTCTCATTGGCCCTCGGTTTCGATACGCGCTTACACTCAATGATGTTCCCGTTGCCAACATATTCCGAAATGGCCGTGAGAAGTTCCAGGTTTGACTGCGAGATAGAAGCGATGACAGAGGGAAGTTTAGGGTGGCGGGGAGATACACATCCTTCACCATCGAAGAATCCCGCCAGCCATTGTGGGGTTATCTTCTCCCTAAGTTCGTTTACCTTCTCTCGGTCAATCACTAGAACACATCTCCACCGAGATTCATCAGTGCAGCCGGCATGAATGTAAAAAGAACCCTCGAACCCACCGCAGGAGTGTCCCTTGGGTCAAGACCTATGACCGTTAAAACAGCGGAACCTCCTGTTTTATTCTTATCCACAAACCATAGTCCCGAAGCCGTCTCTTTCGTTAGTCCGTACTGCACGGTCACGTCGGTTACGGCGGGCGTTGTCCCTACGGTGGCAGTACCGAAAGCCGCCGAGAACACTACGTCCGGGCCGCCAATCGTGAAGCCGCAGCGACCGTCATTCAAGGGCGCGCCATGCGCGATGTTTACCGCGCTCACTTCGTTTGGCACGTTGCCGAATGTCCCAGCCTTCGCTCCGACTCCCGCGAAAGGCACCAAGGGGCTTGGAGCGCCAGCGCCGGTCGTTCCGAGGTTCGATGCCGCCTCGTAGCTGATGCCCGCAATGATGGTCGTCACCGAGGTTCCGTTCCACGCGGTCAAGCCGCCATCCGCCACGGTAATCATCACGGGGGTTCCGGCATAGAAGGTCTGACTCGCTTCCTCAATGATGCGCTGTTGACGCCATTGATTGCCGCTTACCGTTGATACAGGCTGAATAGGGATTGCGAATGCCATGCCTATTTCCTCCCTTTAGCGTTATACCGCTTCTTGCACGCACGACAAATCCTAACTCCATTAGGCTGCACATAAAGATTCTGACCTGAATACGGATGCCCGTGGGCACAATGGGTTCTTGCAATAACCCTAGGATTCCTTCCTTTTGAAAAGGAATCGCGCATATTTTCAAGGTGTGTCCCAGGCCTAAGATGCGCCGGATTTACGCATGAAGGGGTGTCACATGTATGGATGATGCAGAGAGGAGAGTTCAAATCAAAACCCTTAAATAAGACAGCAGATACCCTATGAGCGAAGTGCTGTTTACCACGGAAGAAAACTCTCCCGTATCCCTTTCGGTCTCTGGCGAGTTGCCAATTCCAACAACCAGAGATGGGGTCTTGTTTCACCCTTTCAAAGAATCCCCATGATGCCATTTACTTTTTACCCTTCATTGTATCTTTACCCATCTTGGCGTCCAGTTCCGATTCGGACACCTCGAAAGTCTTGATGTACTTCCCGGTTCCATCGGACTTATCCAGTTCGCTTGCCGTGTGTACCACGGCTTTGTCGTCCGAGAATACGTCGGTTGAAGGCGGCGCTTCACCGTCCGCGCCCGTCAAGAACCGTTTGTCGCGCTGCAAACGAAGTGCCTGCATCATGTTGTACTTCATCGCGGCCTGATACTTCTCAATCGGAATCTTCATCAGCACTACGTCGAACATCCGAATCTCGCCTGAATCCGCCGTAATCTCAACGGACATCGGCTCGGCATCGGAGAGCGTGGCAAGCGTCCATCCCTGCGCCTTGCGCTTCGCATACAAAGGGCTGGCAACGTCTGTGCCTCGATTCACCCAACGGTACTGGTACGAGGAGTTCTTGATGCGTATTTGCTCTTGGGCGGGGGTACCCAGCGGTTTCGCGCAAATGGACTTGTCAAAGAGGAGTTGCGCGTCTTCGGAGATGACCTGCCCGTTCGGTAGCCTTACGTTGCCAGTCTTTACGCCGAGGTCGGTTTGCACGTTCTCTGCGGCTTCGATGCCTGTTTGCGTGGTGAGCGTCATCAGTTAACCACCTGCACTTTCGCCCAGCTCTTTTTAGCGGCGGCTAATACGGCGGGGTCTGAAAGGTCGTGTTTCTCGACAAGCTGCCCGTTCTCCTCAACGAGCACGCCTTGTCGCTCCAGAAGTTCTCTGCGCGTGACGCGCTTGCCTTTCGATGTCACGACCTCAAAGTTCAAGAACTCGGCATCTTCGTTCTGGAGTTGCTGGCGTGCGGGGTCGTTGGGGGTTGCGTTCACATCTTCGAGGATGAAGGAACTGTTTCGGCGCTTGAGTCCCGAGGAGCGCGCTGCCTTCCCGATAACCATGTCCATGACGTTGCGTGCCGAGGCTTCGTAGTTCTGGTCTGCCTTGGTCTGGATGGGCACGTCCGCGAAATACTTCCTGACTTCCGGGATGTACTCATCCCAGCCATTCGAGCGCATCTCGTCGTATATCTCGTTCTCGATAATCTTGGCGGAGAGCTTTACTTGGTTAATGGCGAGCGGCCCGAGTCGATTGGCGAATGCGGCGTCCTCATCGTCTAGTACTGATGGTACTACTGCGGGGGTTGTGGGTGTTTTCGGCTTGCTGTTTTCCTCGATGGCCGCGAGGCGCTTGCTCTGGTCATCAACTGCCGTGCGGAGAGGAGCGATGCGTTCGTCGAGCTTGGTGAAAAACTCCTCGACGTTGAAATCAGGTTTCTTTTCTACGACTGGTTCGGGTGGCTTTTCTTCCTTACCCCATGCCATGTGGTTCTAGTACCTCTCGGCGGAGATATTCCGTCGTACTAGAACCAATGTCAACTACTTTTTTAGGGTTATCCCTTTAGGAGGATGTCTATGAACTTGACGATGCCTTGAATCTGGCCCATCTGTTGCTCGGTTAGCGGAATTCCGGCCTTGAAATATCCCATCTCTTTCTCGCTCCAAGCCGCCAAATCTAAGCTAATCAGACGCCATCCTTCAGATTGGCGTGTTTCCTTGACCGCCTTGGGATTGCTGCGGCAATGGCTCCACGGGTCGTTTTGTAATCTGACTGGCGATGTCAATGGGATTCGGGGCTTGGGGTTGGGCTTGCGGGGCACTCTGCTTACCTCCCTTCAACGCTTTCGATGCGGACGGTATGTAATCCTCGGGCTGGTCGTATCCGAAGTTCTTGAACAGGTGCTTGATGAATCGGTCGTTCGATTCGATGACTTCCATGTAGTACTGTTTCACGGGGTCGGGAATCATGGGGTTGCCCATCGCGGCCTGTAGTATCTGGGATTGCGCAGTGTAGTGGCGCTGCAAGACTCCCGTGATGAGCATGTCGTTCTGCTTCTCGACTTCCCGGTTCAGCGAAGCGTCGGCGGAGCGCATCGGGATGCGGCACTTGTTCGAGAGGTATTCCTTGAGCGCCATCTTCAGGTACTTCGCGTCCTCGCCAAACATTTCTTCCTTGCCGCTCGTTCCTGCGACTCCATAGAGCACGGTCACAAGATGCCCTAGTTTCTGGTGGGCGTGACGAAAGTCGGAAGTGGCAAGATTGGTTCGGTGATTTGCTTCCTGCATCGCGGCAAGGGCTGGCCCGGATGAATAGACCGCGTTCTTACCCTTGCCCTGCATACCCCCAGAACCCATGCCAGTAACGGCAGGCGCGATACCGGCGCGTTGATTCGCTTCCTCTAGGGTCATGCTCTCGTTCTGGAAGCTCGACTGGTACACGTCGGCCATAGCATACATCTCAAAGTCGTCTTTGTTCGCGGTGATGCCTGCCGTGGGGAAGATGTCAACCTGCGTCCCCATGTTCACGGCGGCCGGAGAGAGCCTGAAGAATCGGGTGTTCGCAAGCGTCGAGTTGTCTATGCGGTTGTTGTGGGTGGTTGAGACTTCCTTCTGGTAGTCCTCTAAGAGGTCAGCGAGTCCCGTTCCGTAGGCTCCGTCGTTCGTGTATCCGAACTTGGCGCGGATGAGCGGAGTCTTGTTCTTGGGGATGGGATTGAAAATTTTCCTTAGCACCTTGCGCGAGGAGAGGTGATAGCTGTAAACCAAGCGGAACTTGTGTCCCGCGTGAATCCACGGGAAGTAGCACTCATACACATCCCACTCAGCACTGACCATTGACTGCGGCGCGGAGACGCCTTTCTTACGATTCTCTTGGGCCTTTTGCGTGGTCGGCCCCTGTCTGTCTGGATTATTCAGGATGGACTCAACCGCTGTTTTATCGTAGAACCCGTTGAACACCCTGTCTTGCAGGTCGTACTTTGTGAGATGTCGGATATGGGATACGAGGCGAGACTTGTCCACGGTCTGCGCGCTCGGCGACATCAGCACGTCTTCGTGCGCCACCTTCTCGACAGCAGGGCCGTTCTTCGTAATCTCATCGAACTTCGCTTTCTTAGCCGAGGTGTAGCCCACAGCCTGCGCTTCGACGGAATCCTCGACGTAACACTTGACGAAAGAAGTCCCGAGATTTGCGTGCTCAGTGCACCACTGCCCGTAGATACGCTTGAGGTCTAATTCTTCTTGGTCGTAGGCCATCGCGTCCATGAAGTACTCAAGAGTCGTTCGTTTCTTTTCGGCTTCGTCGGATTCGGCGGAGTCCTGTTTCACGGCTGGATAGAAGTATCGCCATAGCGGAGGCGTGGCCCAGATGGTTCCGAGGATGCGCGCCGTGATGGTGTCCACAAGCTCACCAACTACTTGGATTTCGATGTTCGAGCAGTCGGCGAAGGGGAAGGATTTCGAGTCGGGCTTGGACTTCCCGAGGTAGATGTTCCGTAGTTTCGGGATGCGCGTCTTGTGCAGGTTCGCGTGTTCGTCAATCTGATGGCGCAGGGCTTCGTGCAGCCAGTTCTCGATTTCTGAGGAAGTATCGGGGCCGAAGGTTGCGCCCACATCCACGACCTTGAAACCTTCCGAGGAGCGGTCGGAGAAACTAATCTCTTTAGTAGCAGCGGTCGAAGATGGCATGGTTGAGCGCCCCAAGTATCGTCTGCGCGATTTCGTATCCCAGGCTGCCCTTCTCGAATCCAGCTTCTCGCAACGGGTCGGCGTAGGCTTGCATGAACCGTTCCGTGTACTTGTCCTTGTCCACGTCGCTCATCTGGGCGATACGCTGGAGGCTTGCGCGCATCTCGACGGGATTCGCCAAAGCCAAGAGCGATGGCTTGTCTTTCAACGAACGGCCTCTTGGAGTCTGGATTTCTGACGCCTGTTCCATTGGCTCACCGCCCCTATCGCGGCCCGGTACTCGACCGGAGCGAGCACGATATTAGCATAGGCAATCGTGTCGAGAATGTCTTTTGTGCGGCACGCTGGATAATGTTTGAACTCGTACTCGAATTTCTCCTGGTCGTAGCGCGTCCAGAAACGCTCGTTGCGGAACTCAGGCTCAAGCGCCATGATGCGTTCGGTCTTGGCGTTCGCGCTGCGCGGGGCCACGATGTACTCGATGTTCAAATCATAGGCTTCAACCTTCTTGCGCGCTTCGATGGGGTAGCGAAGGAGCTGCTGCGCGGCAATCTTCTCGATGTGCACGGTACGCACCTTCCACCGCTTTGCGAGCTTATACATATTGGCAACGAGGTCGTCGTAGCTTTTGGCCTCGGCCCAGTAATCCAAGAGATACTTTCTCTGGGTGTCTCCGTCATAGCCCACGACCACGATGGCGTGGTTCGCTCTGCCTTCGTTCTCCGCGTGGTTCGGGTCGCATATCATTACTTTCTGGAGGAAGCTGACGGGGATGTTGCCCCTGACGATTCCGCCATAGGTCGAGTGCTTGATTCCCGCCGTGCGCTCTGGCGTCTGGTAGAGTTCGTACATCCTAAGCCATTCGGGGCGGAAGGGAATCTCACCGGGCAGCACGGCAAAGTTGAGGTACTGATGGCTGTAGTCTTCCAGGGACAGTCGCGCTTCAATCTTCTTGAGTTTTTCCTTGGATAGTTCCTCGGGAAAGATAGCTTCGCCTGCCGGGTGCGCGGGGCAGCAACCGCCTAACGCGCCGTGAGTCTCGACGCGGAACTCAGGCTCGTGCTCCCGAATCCAGCCGTTCATGTCATAGTAAGACCACCTGTTCCCTACGATGACTTCCTCGCCGAGTTGCGTTTTGTCCGAGGCTGCGGAATCAAAAACTCCGCTAAGTAGGCGGTGGTACTCGATGGTATCCTGCATGACAATCTCGGAATTCTTAGCTTCTCGGCCCACGAGGTCATCTTCGATAATTCGGTCATAGTGACGCGACTGCACAGCTCCGCCCACTCCAAGAAAGTCATAGGTTCCTTCGCCCTGCCCACTAAAAGTTCGCTTGTGAGTCTTACTCTTGTCGTTCCAGGTACAACGGGCATTGGGGATGATT